ATTTTCTAAATATTTTTTCATCTAAAAATTTATCTTTTGAATATGCTGAAGTTACTTTAGGGGCGTAATATTTATCTAAAAATACATAAAGATATATGAGTAAAAATAAAAATTTTGAGTACTTAGGAAGTAGTTTTCAGTTACAGTTATTAAACCAAATTATTGTCGATAAGGACTTCGCGAGGTCTATTATCGACGTAATTGAGGTGAATTATTTTGAGAACAAGTATTTCAAATTAATCATTCAAATGATTAGAGAATACTACGCAAAATATGAACACACCCCAACGTTTGATACTTTGGAACAAATAACTAAGTCTGAATTACAACAAGAGACTGCTTCGAAGATAGTTATTGACACAATTAGTAAGATTAAAGACGCACCAATTGAAGGTGGTGAGTTCGTTCAAGAAAAAGCGATGAAGTTTTGTAAACAACAAGAACTTCAAAAAGTAATGGGTAAAGCCCAAAAAATTATTGATGGTGGTGAATTTGAAAACTATGACAAATTAGAACAACTTGTAAGAAACGCATTACAAGTGGGGGAAAGAGAAGATGGTATGATTAACGTTTTTTCTAATTTAGATGAGGTTTTAGATGAGGATTATAGACATCCGATACCAATGGGTGTTTCGGGTATTGATAGACTCTTAAAAGGTGGGTTAGCGAAAGGTGAGATAGGTGTTGTATTAGCACCAACAGGTGTAGGTAAAACTACACTGATGACTAAAATCACTAACCACGCATTTAACTTAGGATATAATGTTCTTCAAATATTTTTTGAGGATAACCCTAAGATTATTCAAAGAAAACACATAGTTTTGTGGACTAAAATTCATCCTGATGAATTAACTATCAAGAAAGATGAGGTATTGACAAAAGTTAATGAGATTAAAACAACTATGCCAAACCAATTAATCTTGAAAAAGTTACCATCAGATACAATGACGATGTTACAGATTAAGAACCAGGTTAGAAAGATGATTGCTGACGGGACTAAAATTGATATGATATCGTTAGACTACATCGACTGTGTATACCTGATAGAAACTTAGGTGATGAATGGAAATCTGAAGGTTCTGTAATGAGAGCGTTTGAGGCGATGTGTCATGAATTGAATTTAGTTGGATGGACTGCAACTCAAGGTAATAGAAGTTCAATCTCATCTGAGGTTGTAACAACAGACCAAATGGGGGGTTCTATTAAGAAAGCTCAAGTTGGTCACGTAATTATCTCAGTTGCTAAGACATTACAACAAAAAGAATTGAAATTAGCAACAATTGCGATTACTAAATCTCGTATCGGTGATGATGGTATTGTGTTTGAGAATTGTAAGTTTGACAATGGAATGTTAGAGATAGATACTGAATCATCAGTAACATTCTTAGGTCTTGAGGAACAAAATGACCAAAAACAACGTGAGAAAGTTCGTGAATTGTTAGAGAGACGTAAAGAACGTGATGCTCAGAAAAAGAAAAACGAAGAAGATAAAAACAACGATAAAACAGAAGAATAATATGGAGAATAAACTTGAACCAATTTTAGAAACAAATCCTGATAGATTTGTTGTCTTCCCAATCCAATATCATGATATTTGGGACTATTATGCACAACACAAGGCGGCGTTTTGGACGGCTGAGGAATTTGAGTTGACTGAAGATATGAGAGATTGGAATAATTTATCTGATAATGAAAGATATTTTATTAAAACAATCTTAGCATTTTTTGCGGCATCAGATGGGATTGTTAATGAAAACATTGCTGAGAACTTCTCAAGAGAGGTTCAATATCCTGAAGCTAAGTTTTTCTATGGATTCCAAATCGCAATGGAAAATGAACACTCATTAACTTATTCTTTATTAATAGATACTTATATCTCAGACAGTAAAGAAAAGGATGATTGTTTTCATGCTATTGATAGATTTCCTGCAGTTCAAAAGAAAGCTAAATGGGCATTAGATTGGATTGATAATGCGTCTTTTCAAGAAAGATTAGTTGCGTTTGTTGCGGTTGAAGGTATTTTCTTTTCAGGTTCATTCTGTTCTATCTTTTGGTTAAAATCAAGAGGTTTGATGAAAGGTCTATGTGATGCTAACACATTGATTTTCAAGGATGAAAACTTACATTGTGATTTTGCTATTCATTTATTGAATAACCACATTGTAAATAAACCAAGTGAAAAAAGAATTAAAGAAATTTTATTATCGGCGTTAGAAATTGAAAAAGAATTTGTAACAGAATCATTACCTGTTTCATTAATTGGTATGAACCAAAATTTAATGAATCAATATTTAGAGTTCGTAGTTGATGGTCTATTGGTTAAATTAGGTTGTAGTAAAATGTTTAACGTTGAACAACCATTTAAGTTTATGGAACAAATTGCTATTGAAACTAAAGGTAATTTCTTTGAAAACAGAACATTAGAGTATCAAAGAGCAAAACTTAATGAAACTATTACATTTACTGACGATTTCTAATAAATTATTATTTTAAACTATGATGTCTTTAAAGATTAAAAAAAGAAACGGAGAATCAGTATCATTTAACCCTCAAAAAATTTACAATAGGGTAAAACGAGCGTCTAAAGGGTTGAATGTAAATTCTGATGAAATTTTTATTAAAGTCATAACCTCTCTTCCAACTGAGGGGTTAATCGACACGAAAGAGTTGGATAAATTGGTGTATGAGATTGCGTCATCATTTACAGGTAGTCATCATGATTATTCAAGATTAGCATCTTCAGTTGCTATTTCTTCATATCACAAAGAGACTAAAGAAAGTTTCTCTGAGACTATGAAATTATTACATTCTGAAGGTGTATTGAATGAAAATGTGATTAGTATTATTGAGAAGTATGGTCCTGATAATATTGATAAAGTAATTAATCATGATTTGGATTATGCTAATTTCGATTACTTTGCGTGGAAAGCATTACAAGAAATGTATTTGATGAAATTACCTAATGGTAAAGTAATTGAAAGACCACAACATATGTATATGAGAATTGCGTTGTGGGTGACTGATACCTTCGAAGAGGCGGTGGATTATTACAAATCATTGTCAGAACAAAGAATCTCAAAAGCAACCCCAATTATGATTAATTCGGGAACTTTAATACCCCAATTAGCATCTTGTGTATTACATTATAACAATGCTGATTCAAGACAAGGATTGTTAGGAACAATGAATGACATTTCAACATATTCATCTGATGCTGCGGGTATTGGTTTATGTATGTCAAACCAAAGAAGTAAAGAAAGTCGTATTACAACATCAGGTGGTTATGCTGGTGGGTTATTGAAATACTTAAAAATTGTTAATGAATCATTAAGATTCTTTAATCAACAAGGTAGAAGACCGGGTAGTGCTGCGATTTATATCGAACCTTGGCATAAAGATATATTTGATTTGTTAGATATTAAAAAGAACACAGGTAAAGATGAATTAAGGGCGAGAGATTTATTCACGGCTTTATGGATACCTGATAACTTTATGAGAGCGGTTGAGAGTAATGGTGATTGGTATTTATTCTGTCCTAATGATATTATTAAAGCGGGTATTAAACCATTACAAGAAAGTTATGGTGATGAGTATGAATCTAACTACAAAAAAGCGGTTGAGTTAGGTTTAGGTAAGAAAGTAAGTGCTAGTGAAATTTGGAATAAGATTATTGAATCTCAAGTTGAAACAGGTGTCCCTTACTTATGTGCTAAGGATAGTGCGAATAGAAAGACTAACCACCAAAACATTGGGGTTATTCGTCAATCTAACTTATGTGCTGAGATTTTCCAATTCACTGATGAGGAAACAACAGCAATCTGTACTTTATCATCAATAGTTATTAAGAACTTTATCATCAATGGTAAATTTGATTTTAACTTACTTTACACTGAAGTTAGAAAAGTAACAAGAGCGTTGAACAAAGTTATCAACATCAATAGTTACTCAACTGAGAAAGGTCGTAAAGGTGGGTTAGAACAAAGAGCGATTGCTATTGGCGTTCAAGGATTGGCTGACGTATTTTATATTTTAGACTATATCTTCACATCTGAGGAGGCTAAGTTGTTGAATAAACAAATATTTGAAACAATCTACTTTGCGGCGATTACTGAAAGTAACCAATTATGTATCGAAGAAAAATACTCACCTTATGAATTCTTTGAAGGTTCACCAATGTCAAAAGGAATTTTCCAATTTGATATGTGGGGATTAAAAGATGAAGATTTATCAGGAATGTGGGATTGGAATTCGTTAAAAGAAAGTGTAATGAAATACGGTGTATGTAATTCATTATTCACGGCTCAGATGCCTGTTGCATCTTCAGCAAAAATTACAGGGTCATTTGAAATGACAGAACCCGCTCACTCGGCTTTATTTAACAGACGTGTTGTAGG